CTTACCATTGGCATATAAAAAAGGAAGCCCATTGACAATTATGAATCTATTCATAATGCAATCACTCCCTTCTATTAGCCATTAGTTTTAATGACACCCATCTTAACATTCTTATGATTGAACTTGAGTGACCAGTTGTCTGTCTTGCCAAGCTCTGCAAATGTTGGTGATTCCTTTGCGATATTGTCTACTGCAAGTGAAAGTCCGTTAGGATGAAGCACCTTGCCCTGCTTTGTGTAGAACATATCTGTACCAGCAGCCTTTTCAGGATCATATTCTGTTGTATACTGCTTCTCATAGTTCTTCTTGTCAGCAGACTTGAATGCACCTTCACCGAATAAGTATGTGCTGTATACAGGGAATCCAGCAACTGTGTTGTCAACTGTGTAAAAATCTGTTACAAGTGGAATCTTGCCACCGATATGTGGAAGAATAACTTCCTTCTTAATTGCATCACCCACTGTAAACTTATCATACTCAACAAGCTTCATTTTCTTGTACTGTGCAAAAATCTTAGAGTGTAACACCATAAGACCAAGACCACCTGCCATATCACCAAGTGCCATCTGCTCTGCATCAATCAATGTAGTATCAGCAATCTTGTTTGTGTCAGCAACTGTTCCCTCTGTCACAGCTAAATCAAGTACATGATCTTCTAATGCTTTTAAGCCAAGTACTGACTTTGCAATGTTCATTAACTCATTTTCCCATACCTGTGTATAGTAATTCTGAATCTTGCCCTTGATGTTGTCTAATGGATTTGCACCAGTTAATTCCTTAGTGAAATCCTTTGCCTTGAATGCCTTCATTCTCTGAATAAGCATACAAGTCTGCTTTTCACCTGAAATCTCAACTGGTACGTTATCTGTTAAACCATCATTGTTTAATGCACCCATATTTTCATCATGGATATTAAGTGCCTTATACATAGGGATTGTTGCCACATTACCCTTTGAACCAATCAAATCCATAATAGATGCATCCTGCTGAACAACACCTGAAGCCATAATTGGATTTGAAAAATAATCTGCTTCCTGCATCATGTCTGTGAATACTTCTTCATCAAAATAGAATCCACCAAATAATCCTTCTCTTGCCATAATTTTTTACCTCTTTCTTTAATTTTTTGAAAAACTTCTGTACAACTCTTCGTTGCTCTGCTTCAGTGCTACTCTCTCTTCATAGCTCATCTGCGCAAACTGCTCTTTTGTAGGTGTTGGCTTGCGCTGGTCACCTTCAGGCAGTTTATTGTTACCAACCACACGCATTTTTCCATCTGCGCCTGCTGTTTCAAACATTGAAGGAAGCTGTGTCTTTATGCCATCCATCAATGCTTTTGCATTTTTGATATTTTCATTTTCATCAAGCTCTAAGGCTTCACCCTTTTCCTTCAGGTTTTCTTTGATTTTGTAAGTAACATAATCAACATCAACCACCTTCTCGGATAACAGAAGCACCTTCAAAGCTGAATTAAGCTTTGTATCTGCAAGCTCTTTCTGAAGCTCTGCCACCTGTGTATCATAGGCAGCAATCTTGCCCTGAAGCTCTTCATCACCCTTTGTTGCCTTCTTCAAGGTTTCAATGAGCTTATTGGCTTCACCTAGCTCTGTTTCTTTGCCCTTTAAAGCTGTTTCTAAGTCCATATACTTGTACTTATTGACATACTCGCCTGATTCAAAGTTGCCAAGCTTAACCTGCTTATCCTTGTTAGCTTCGTTTCCATTGTGTGCGTTGATCTTCTCTTCTACCTGCGCATAGAGTTCATCACCTAAGATTTCTTTTAAAAATTCCATACCTCTTTTCCTTTCTTGTCACTGTTTTTAAGTGGTGTCACCACAGACAGATACTATTTATAAATGCGCTGTATCTAGCGCAAATTTGCCTAGTTTAAGCCATGCGACAGGGCAATAAAAAAAGCACCCATAGGATGCTTAATTTCATAGTTGTGTAGTTCTAACAATCTTCTGCGCCTGCAAAGATTTCATCAGATTTGAGCTTTTCATATAGTGCTTCATAGCTTAAATCATCCGATTTATCAAATGGCAAGATAATTTCGTGCAATCCTACAGAATAATCAACTTGCTCTATGTTTAGCTTGCTCATTTGCTCCTGTATACTTGCTATAAGTTCGTGGTCAGGCTGTTCCTTTGACATTTCTTCAATGTGCTGCTGCATAAGCTGTCTGCCTATCTTATCATCTGCTTCTCGCTCTTTCTCAAAAGCTCTGTATCCCTCTTCTGTGTACGATTTTACAGCCACATTTATCTTATCTGTGACTTGTATGCCAGCAATCATATGATAATTGCTGACTATACCCTTTTCATCTATCATTTTCTTTTTAAGTGCCATATTTACTCCTTTCTACTTTACAACCCAAGTAGGCTTTGTTGCTCCGTTTAATTGATAACCTATAGCTAACAACCCATCATATCTCACAGTCAGCCAGTATGTATCATCTACATATGTGCCAAGGCTTGAACTTCCCCATCTAATAGTAAATCCATATACACCAGTATTGTTATAATAGCAGCTACCCATAAAGCTCAATTTCTTTCTAGCACTGTCAAATTCAAAGTACTTTCTAAATGTGTCCAATGTGTCAAGATTTGCTCCTGCATCTGTTTTGACAGCAGCACCTTGAATTGTTTTGTTGCAATAGAAACTTTTATCACCAAATGTCCTTATCCAAGTGGTGTCCTGCATACGAATACCACCACCATAACTTTGACTGTACCAACCTGCACCACCACCAGTTCTTACCCAATCATTGCATAGAAATGATGATGCAGTAAGTGCATAATTTGCTGTGCTGTCATAGCCACCTACTGAAAGCTTCGAAAAATAGCCTGTATCTGAACTTCTATTGAAATACCTTGAAGCTGCGACATAGCCTGTTGGAAGTGATGAAGCTGTTGAGGATTCCCAAGTTAAAGTAACATAATTTCTTGCATATTGTGAAAGTTCTATGCTTGTTATTGTATTATACGCCCACGCACTACAATACATATATAAATCAAAAATGCCTGAACCTACAGGCACATAATATATCTGTTCAAGGTTGCCTTCTTGTGAGATGCCTGCGATTGTAGCTGCTTCAGCTGTCGAAGCAGATTTAAAGGTTAATGTCAGTGTTCCTATTCTCGCTCTGCCTGCTATATTCATTAAAATATTTGCATTTACATATGCTGAATTTACTTTTAACCTTGCAAACTTTATATATCTTGCTGTTCCGTCAGTACCAAAAGAGTGACATATGTAATCATATGCCAGTACATTGCCTTCACCTGAAGCTGTCACATTGCCTGTAAATACAGCAGGCAAATCACATTCAAAGGCATCCTGCTCTGATACTTTACCAACTGCCATTCCTTTTCCTGAAGCACTAAAGTCTAACAGTGTGAAGGATGTCCCTATGCCTGCATTTGCTGTGGCTGTACCAAATGAATCTGTAGCCACCATTTGCACATCATATGAATAACTCGTATCAGCATCAATTATAATATTTGCACCAACAGCATATGCTGTATTATCCCAAGTATATTTTACTGTCCAGCTACTTTCTGTGGTTTTCTTATACCTAAGCTGAAAATATGCCTTGTTTTTATTGTTCAATGCTGTTACTGAAGCAGTGACACCGACACACATATATGCGCCATCTTCATTTTCAGTGCCATCAGATAAACACCTTACAGCCGATAACTTTAATATTGTAGGGCTTGTATAAGCTAATACAGATATTGTTTTCGTCTTTGTGGCTGTTCTACCCCTTGAATCAGTAACTGTTACAGATATTGTGTTTGTGCCTGCTGTAAGCAATACACCTGTTGTGCATCCATTGGCTGTATATGTGACACCATTGGCAGTTATTTTGTAGCTCTTAATCTCACTTTTATAAGAACCACCAGCACTAACATCAATCTTTACCTTAGATTTGCCCTGAACATATCCACCATAGGTTGTTGCATATCCGTTTGGATCACTGCAATTTATAACTGATATACTCGGCACTATGCTTGCAGGAACTGTCACTACTAATGACACTGTTTTTGTGCCTATAAGTGTGCTTCCATTGTAAGTTTCGCAAGTAATTGTACATGTGCCTGATGTGGCATGGGTTAGCCAGTGTGCAAGCTCAAGTGGTACTGACCAAGTTGTTGAAGCACCTACACCTGAAGCAATGGTTGCTGCTAAACTTCCAAAGGTATATTTTAATGTGTGTGTGAAGCTACTGCTTGCCCTGTTTGTGTATATAGTAACTTCATTTCCCATCTCTACCGAACTGGCTGATAATGATGGCTGTGAAGCTCTCGCTATAGTATCAAGTGTGATTGTGCTTGAAGCTGTTATAGTAGCAACATATTCACTATCAAAGTATGCCTTGATTGCAAATACTGCTGACATTGCCACACTCTTTGTACCATCTGAATTATGTGTCACTGTTTTTGTAGCTGTACCGATTAAACGTGTTCCAGTGCCACTGATTGCTGATGTTGAAAATGTTGTGGTTGTGCCATCAATCGTCACACTATGCGCATTGCTTCTTGCTGATATAGACATATTCCAATCATTAATCATATACAGCTTTGCTGTTATTGTACTCTGATTGTTTGCTATATCTTGAGTAGCACTCCACTCTACCCTTACCTTATAATGTCCATCTTTAATAGAACCTTCAAAAGCTCCACTTAAAGCCATCTATCTCACCTTCTTTTATCTTTCGTGTTGTTGCAGCCGATTCCCCATTCCCTTGCACCATCCCAAACATCAGCCACTGGTGCTACCTATTTTCTGCATTAAAAAAGCACCCTATTCAGGATGCTTCTGTTCTCTTATTATTCAAATGTAATGATAGCAAGATGATATTTTCCACAGACACATCTTCATCATTATCAATAAAATCAATGATTGCTTGTCTATCTTCATCTTCTTTCACATTGCTTATTACCCCAACAACA